GTACGTCCCTGTGGACGGGGACGACGACCCGAAGGTCTACCTCGCGGCCCGCCGCGCCCAGATCGAAGCCGTCGCGTCCGGCCAGCGGGCAGCGGACCCGGCCGCGATCGAAGCCAGCCCCGAGCAGGCCGCCGCCGTCCGCGCGGTGTGCGCCCCGGCCTTCCGGCGGCCCCGATGACCACCGACTGGGAGGGCATCGCCAAGCAACTCGCCGCCGAGCAGGCCGAGCACCGCGCCGAGATGACCCGGAACCGCGACCTGGTGCTCGCCAACCCCGAGGCCGCCAAGCGGCTGACCGCCGAACCGCTGAACTACGCCAAGCCCGAGCAGTGGAACGGCTACGTCCCGCCCGAGCTGTGGAACGGCGCGCACAACGACTCGGCCCGCCGCGCCGCGCTGCTGGAGATCCTCGCCGCAGCCCATGAAGCGAGCGCCTGATGCCGATCCGACCAGAGAACCGCGACCGCTACCCGGCCGACTGGGCAGCGATCAGCCAAGTGATCCGCTTCTACCGCGCTGGAGGTCGCTGCGAATGCCACGGCGAATGCGGGCGCGGCACCCACACCGGCCGCTGCCCGAACGCCAACGGCGGCAAGGCGTACGGCACCGGCTCGAAAGTCGTCCTCACCGTCGCCCACCTCGACCACACCCCGGAGAACTGCGACCCGGACAACCTGCGCGCCATGTGCCAGGGATGCCATCTGCACTACGACCGCGACCACCACGCCGAGACCGCCCGCCGCACCCGGATGGCCGCACAGACCGCAGGCATGGAACCGCTGTGGGAGGACCAGCCATGACCCTGACGCCCGCCCCGCTGGAGCTGACCGCCCTCGCCGAACGTACCGCCGGAATCGACGGCGACCGGCTCAACGGCTGGCTCCGAGGCCACCTCGACGCCGGCGTCCCCTGGCCCGCCCTGTGGTCCCTGGTCGACCACTGGCTGTGGACCGGCGGCCGGGAGCTGTACGAGCTGGACGACGCGCTCGCCACCTGGCGACTGCGCAACCCCACACGACAAGGAGCACGAACGTGACCACCGAGAAGACCGGCGCCGAGATCCTCGCCACCCCGATGGAGGGCAACGACGCCGATGCCAGCACCATCCGCGAATACCTCGTCGCCCTGCTCGCCACCCTGTGGGCCGAAGGCGAAGGTTTCTCCGGGAAGCGTCCGTTCGGCAACTCCGGGTGGCACTGGGACCTGTACGAGGCGCTCGTGAAGGCCGGTCAACTGCCCGGAACCTTCGACGATGACGGCTACCTCGAAGACGTCGACAAGACGAAGGCCGACGAGCTGATCCGTCGCGCGATCAAGGCGCTGAAGACCGCAGGGGCCGCCCGGTGAGCGGCAGCGACCTGCGCGAGCGGATCGCGAAGGCACTCGGGGCCACCGTCAGCGCTTGGTGGCAGACGCCGCCCCGCCTCGACCTCGCGGCCGACGCCGTGACGGCCGAGGTACAGGCCGAGCTCGACGCCAAGGACGCGCGCATCGCCGAGCTGGAGGCCGAGAACGCGAAGCTGGCCGATCACGGCGTGCTCAAGGCCTACGCGCTCGAAAAGATGGGGGCCGAGCGGGACCGGCTGCGCGAGCTGGCCACCGAGATCCTCACCCACTTCCACGAACGCGGGCACCCCGGCAGGGAGTCCGTCCGCACCTGCTGGATCGACGAGGCCACCGTCGCGGAATGGCGACGCGCCGCCGCCCTCGGCCGGGGCCTGGTCGAGGAAGCGAGCGGGACGTGAGCGCCCGACTGCGAGCCGCCCGCCACGAGCTGTCCTGCTGGGAGTGCCGGGCCACCTGGACGTCCTGGCTCCAGCGGCTGGTCGGCATCCGGAAGGGCTACACGCCGACCGTCAAGCGAGGCCGCCGATGATCGGCCCCGACTCGACCGCCATGTGGCGACTCGGCGCAGCACCCGCCGCACGGCCCTCAGCAGGCCCCAGCGGCCCCACAAGCCCCGAACCGGCATCCGACCAAGGGACAGCAGACATGGACGCGCAGAACGTGCCTGAGGAGCTTGTGGACCAGACCGTCAAAGTCATCAGCCAGCACGTCGTCTACTGCGACTTCGGCGACTCGTGGCGCGACTGCCACACGTGCCGGAAGACCTACGAGCAGGTACGGACCATCCTCGCCATCGCGCTGCCCGCCCACGAGGCCATGGTGCTGCGGGCGATCACCGTCGAGCAATGCGGCGAAATGATCGCCAAGCTCGCCGAAGAGGCCGCCGAACAGCAGATGACGACCCGGCTCGCCGAGTTCGAGGCAGCCATCCGGACCAAGGTCGCCGAAGAAGCGCGCGCCCGGGCGGCCGCCATGAAGGGCATCAGCCGCATCGCCTGCCATGCGCTCAACGAGTTCGCCAACATCCTCGACGAGGACCTCCGAGGTGGCCAGTGATCTGCCCACCCTGCCGCGAAGCCGCCGACGCCGACATGCAACGCCGCGCCAGCCTTCCCGACTGGCCCGTCAAACACGACCCCGCCATTTGCCGTGACGCAGCAGCCCAGCCGCACGGATGCGCCTGCGAGCACGGGCAACGCGGAGCAACGGAAGGGAACGACCATGGATGACCTCGGCGAATTCGAACGGCTCATCAACGCCAGCCTGCCGCCGCACCGCGAGATCCGGCAGGCCAGCCGCCTCGACCAGCTGTGGACCGCGCTGAAATACCTGGCGTGGGCCGGGATCGTCTACCTGTGGGTGTGCCAGATCGCGCCGCCCGTTATCGACGTGACCTCGCAGTTCCTGCATTGGATGGGGAACAAATGACCATCGCCGATCCCTACTACGCGAAGCTCCTGCGGATGCGCGAAGCGCTCATGCGGGCCTACGCCAACAGCAGCGATCTGGAGACCAACTTCGCGTTCCTGATGCGCTATGAGGACGCGGTGCGCTTCCAACGCGCGATGAAGCAGGACCACGAAGATCGGCGGCGTGCGATCAACCGAGCGCGGTTGACGATCCGGGAATGGCCGGACGGAGATGACCTATCCCCGGCCATCGACACGATCGACATCCCACCACCACCCGGCGAGCCACCACCCCGGGGCGTATGGGGCAGGATCTTCGGCATCAAGATCGTCATCACCAACCACGAAGACCCGGAAGTCTGAGCGCCATGACCGACCGCATGTACCTGTGGATCGGGTTCACCGCCGGCTTCACCACCGCCGCGCTCCTATGGGCCATCGGCACCTTCAGCGGACAATGAGACACATGGACGAGCAGCCCCAACAGCAACGCGGCCCAACCAAGGGCCCCGACGGTGCCTTCGTGGCCAGCCCCGACACCGCTGCCCGCGACGCCGAAGCGGCCCGTCTACGCGGCCGAGGCCTGGGGTACCGGCAGATCGCCGCCGAGCTGGGCATCGACGTGCACACCGCCCACGACGCCGTCCAGCGTGCGCTACAGGCCATCCGCGCCGAAGGGGCCGCCGAAGCGCGCACGCTGGAGCTGGAACGTCTCGACATGGCGCAGGCCGCGGTGATGCGGGCTCTTGAGGCGAAGCATTTCACGGTGAACCAGGGGCGGCTCATCTATCTGGGGGAGGATCCGCTGCCTGATTGGGGGCCGGTGCTGGCTGCGGTGGACCGGCTGGTGAAGATCTCCGAGTCCCGGCGGAAGCTGCTGGGGTTGGACGCGGAGCAGAAGGTGAACGTGTCCGGCGGCGTCAAGTACGAGATCATCGGGATACCGGCGGAGGAACTGTGATGGACGCTGACGCCTGGACCAAGATCGTTGAGGACATGAAGGCTGCGATCGGCGAGCCCACGCCCATTGTGCCCCGCGCCACAGTGGTCCCCGCTGGGCCTCCGCTCGCCAAGAGCACCGAGCCGACCGACGAGCAGATCCGCGCCTACCTCGACCGGCACCCCGAAACCCTGCGCCGCTTCCTCCACCAGGAAGCCCGAGCCCGCGCGCCCTGGTTCCTCCGGTTCGTGCAGCAGGAGATCCGGATGCGACATATCACCATCACGGACGTGCTGCCGTGAGCCCCGATCTCCTCACGACTTTCGGCAGCCCCATCCACCCGCCCGACATCGGCGAACTGTGGATGCAGCGGCACCAGCCAGACGACACCCACCCCGCCGAATGGATCACCATCAACCGTGCCGACCCGCGCATCCTCATCTCTGGCGTGATCATGGAAGAGATCATCGCCGGGCAGATGATCGGGACGACCACCTACGACACCCCGACCGGGCCCGTGGTGAAGATCGAAGCGGATAACCAGACGGTGATCTACCGGATCGTGGACCGCTGGCCTCAGTCGTATGTGTACGTCGCCGAGTGGCCCGACTGATGACCACTCCGACCGTCGTCCGGTACGAGCCGCGCGGCGCAGCCCGTGACCTGTTCGCCACCCGCGCCAGCGAAGTCCTCCTCGACGGGCCCGCCGGCACCGGCAAGAGCCTCGCCGCCTTATACCGGCTGCACCTGGCCGCGCTGAAGTACCCGAAGATCCGGTGCCTCATCGCCCGGAAAACCGGCGTGTCCCTCGGCTCCACGACACTGGTCACCTTCGAGGAACAGGTCGCCGCCGCCGCGCTGGCCGAGCATGTGGTCCGCTGGTTCGGCGGGTCCCCCAAAGAAGCGCCCTGCTACCGGTACAGCAACGGATCCCGGATCGTCGTCGGCGGCCTCGACAAACCCGAGAAAGTCCTCTCCTCCGAATACGACTTGATCTTCTGTGATGAGGCCACCGAGCTGACCATCACCGACTGGGAAACGCTCGGCACCCGGCTACGCCACTCCCGTCTCCCCTGGCAGCAGCAGATCGCCGCATGCAACCCAGCCCACCCGCAGCATTGGATGAACGAACGCGCCGACGCCGGCCACATGACCCGACTGATCTCCCGGCACGTCGACAACCCCGCCTACGTCAACAGCGACGGCAGCTTCACGCCGCGCGGTGTCGACTACATGGCGAAGCTGCAGTCGCTCACCGGGGTGCGGCGTCTGCGGCTGTATGACGGGAAGTGGGCTGCAGCCGAGGGCATCATCTATGACGGCTGGGACCCCGCGGTGCACCTGATCGACCACTTCTCGCCGCCGCCGCAGTGGGACAGGTGGTGGGGTATCGACTTCGGGTACACCAATCCGCAGGTCACCCAGTGTTTCGCTGAAGATCCGGACGGTCGCCTGTACCTGTATCGGGAGTGGTACCACACCCGTAAGACAGTGGATCAGCACGCCGCCGACATCCTCCGCGTTGTCGCCCCTGGAGGCCGGTGGATCGAGCCCAGGCCGCGCGCGATCGTGTGTGACCACGACGCGGAAGGCCGCGCGGTGCTGGAGCGGGAACTTGGGGTATCCACGACCGCGGCGCACAAGGCAGTCACCGAGGGAATCCAGGCGGTGCAGACCCGGTTGCGGCCGGCGGGGGACGGCAGGCCGCGGCTGTTCGTGATGCGGGATTCGCTGGTGGCTCGTGATCCGGAGCTGGTGGAGGCGAAGCGGCCTACGTGTACGGCTGAGGAGGTGCCGGGGTATGTGTGGGCGGTGAAGCCGGGTGGCGCTGGGGGGTTGAAGGAGGAGCCGGTGAAGGCTGATGACCACGGCCTGGATGCGTTGCGGTATGTGGTGGCTGAGCGGGACTTCGGCCGCCAGCCGCGGTACAGGTCGTTCCGGTATTGATCAGGCGGCGAGGATGACGGCCGCCGCCCGGTGGTAGCAGGCGTACCGGCCCTTGAGCCCAGCCGGGCAGTTGCAGGAGGCCGGGGCGGTCAGGTACCGGTCGCCGCCCGAGCCGATGACCTGGAAGACGCGGCGGCCACGCAGGGGCAGGATCGCTTTGTCGGCGATGAGTTCGCGGGCCTTGACGATGGCGGCGGGCTTGAAGCCGGCGGCCTTGGCGGCGTTCTCCTGGCGCTCGCGCTTGGCGCAGACGGGGCCGATGCCGGCAGCGATGCTTTTGGCCGAGCGGAGGGTGGCCCGGCAGCGGCGGCAGGTGGCGGTGGTCTGCGTCTTCGTCATACCTGAATTGTACAACGCGTCGCTTCGTACAATCAAGAGTTTTGTACAAGAAGACGCGTAAGCTACGATGTACGCATGGACATCGCAGACGAGATGCCGGTCAGCGAGGCCCGAGCCAACCTCACCGAAGTCGTCAACGCCGTACGCCTCCAAGACCGCGCCGTACGCCTCACCCGGCGCGGCGCACCGCAGGCCGCCGTCGTACCCGTGGACGTGCTCGACCTCATCGACGCAGCTGGCGGCCTCGACGCCGCACGCGCCGCACTCAGGAAGGACGCCGATGCCTGAACAGCCTGGCATCACACTCATCCGAGCCACACACCCCTACGGATTCCGCAGCGGCCAATGGGCCATTCTTCGATGTGTCGTCCCTGGTCCCGAGCGCGATTGCTACCTGGTTGAGTTCGACGACGGGGTGACCGACTTCTGGCCCGTGAATGACCCCAGCGATCCGTACGAGTTCAGGGCGGTGAGCACCGATGTCTGAACCGACCTGGCACTCGCACGGCATGACCGCCGACGAGATCGCGGAAGCCCTCGATCAGGAAATCGAAGATCGAAAGGCGAGCGATCGACCGATTTGGCAGCACGCGCCCTACCACTACTCCAACGCGATCGAAGTGGAGCCGTTCCACGCTGAGGACGCCCTCTTGTCGATCAGCCACACCAACGGCCTGATGTCCACGAAGGTCAGCACCCCGATCACCGTCGATGCCGCATGGCAGCTCCTCCTGGCGGTCCGGCAGGCCCGGGGACCCCGCGATGGTGACCCGATGCCGACCGACCGGATCGCATTCGCCCTGGAACGAATCTGGGAGGCTGCCGTCGACGCCGTACAGGATGCCTGCCGGTTCCCGGATGGCTCACTCGACGACGACGCCTATTGCCAGCACAGGGCCGATGTGATCGCCGCTGTGCGCGAGGAACTGGGGCTGGCCGATGCCTGAGTATCCGAAGGGTGACGTCGACTGGTCATCGTCCGAGCCCGTGAGCGTCGCCAAGATCTTCGAACCGGAGCCGGAGCGCACACCTAAGCCGCCGATGGATTGGCCGGTCGGCCCGCAGGCCGAGTCGCTGTTCTTCGCGGTGAAGCGCCGTACCCTCCCCGAACAGATCCGGTACTGCGCCGAGCAGCTGCGCGCCCATCCCGGCGACGTGATCACAGCGCAGGGAGTGGCCGTGGCGCTGGATCTGGCGGCAGACCGCCTCGACGGGATCGAGCTGCCGTGAGCGATGCGGAGACCTGCCGTGTCTACTGGGGCCACAGCGCATGTGACCTACCGCGCGGCCACGACGCCGACCAGCCGATCCGCACACACCGCCAGAACCAGCCATCACAGCAGGCCGTGACACTCAACACGGCGTACCTGTTCGGCGAAGACCTGACCGCGACGGAACGAGCCCTCATCGCCGAACTGTGGGACTGATCTACAGGCCGCATGCTCTCGCGACGGGCTCCCGCAACGGCGCAACATCGATCCGCGCCCCCGGAATCGCCGGGTCCTTCCGCCACTCCCGCTTCGGAATATCCGGCACCCCATGATCGAGCGCGGTCCCGTTCAACGCCCACGTCGGGCCGCCATCCGCCGTGAACGTCACCTCGCCGATCCCCGCAGGCGACAGGACACACCGCACCGTCCCCGCCTTCACGTGCACGAACGGCCAGCGTGCCCCGTACTGCGCCTTCGTGACGTGAGCCGACGTCGGCGGCCCCGCCTTCGCCTTCGCAGCCGGGGACACCGTCGCGTGCGTCGCCCGGGCTGTCGGGGCTGCTGCCGTGTGCTGGCCCGTGTCCGGTGTCAACGCCACCGCCACCACACCCACAGCCCCCACCGCGCCGGCCGGCCACGCCCACCACGGGACACGTCGCCACCATGGGGCCGCAGGTGCAGGCTGCTGGTACACGACACACCCCGGGGGATAGGCGGGTAGGGCGACACTGAGACGCGCCAACCGGCCAGCTGGTTTACGGCTCTGGTGCCTCCGCCGGGATTCGAACCCGGATCAGTCCGCTTTTAAGGCGGGTGCCTCTGCCGTTGGGCCACGGGGGCTGGCCGCATTCATGCTAGTCAGAGGGTGCTACCGGTGGTAACACCTACGCGGTATCCTCCGTGACATGGCGTTCATCGGCACCTTGCGCACCAGCTACACCGCTGAGCGCGCCGCCGACCGCCCCAAGCGCACCCGCCGTCCGCTCCTGGTCCTCGCCGCGCAGGCCCTCGGCCGCGCCGCCGGACGCCTCTCGATCGGCTGGGCCGCGCTCCGCACCCTCGCTCTGACGTTGGCCGGCTTCGCGCTCATCGACTACGCCGCCTGGCAGTGGCACCACATCGTCGGCTACCTCGTCGCAGGCCTGTCGCTGCTTGCCCTCGAAGCGCTCACCGGCAGCGACACCCAGGCGCCTCAATGAGGTCGCCGTTACGGACGTTGACCGCCGCCGTCCGCAACCAGACCCGCCCGCCCGTCCCCTTATCCGAGAGCTACCGCTACCAGCGCGGCTTATCGTTCAACCTCGGCGCGGGCCGCCAGGACCGGGAGAACCACCTCCGCCAGTACGGCGTGTCCGGCACCCTCTACGGCATCGTCAGCCTGCTGGCCGAATCAGCAGCAACACCCACCTGGAAGCTGTACCGCAAACCGCCGCAAGACGGCCGGGTCCGGTACACCACCGGCGACCGAGGCAGCGACGAACGCACAGAGATCGTGCAGCACGCCGCGATCCAGCTGATCAACAACCCGAACGACTTCCACTCCCGGTTCGAGTTCTTCGAAGGGTCCCAGCAGCACGAGGAACTGACGGGGGAGACGTTCTGGGTCCTGGACATGGAAGCCGGGTTCCCGACCTCCATGTGGTACGTCCGCCCCGACCGGTTCGAACCCGTCCCGGACCCCGATGACTACCTGGTCGGCTGGATCTACACCGGCCCCAACGGGGAGCAAGTACCGCTCCGCCGCGACGAAGTCATCCTCGAAAAGCGGCCGGACCCGCTCGACCCGTACCGGGGCGCCGGCCCGGTCGCGTCGATCATGCCGAACATTCAGCAGCAGCGGTACGCGACCGAGTACCAGCGGAACCTGTTCCTGAACGGGGCCGATCCGGGCGGTGTCATCACCGTCCCGAATCGGCTGACCGACGTCCAGTTCGATGAGCTGATCGACCGGTGGCGCGAGTCACACCGTGGCGTGGCCCGGGCCGGGCATGTCGGTGTGCTTGAGGACGGGATGCAGTGGATGCCGTCCGCGCACTCCAACAAGGACATGGAGTACGGGGAACTGCGGCTGGCGAACCGGGACGAGCTGCGGGAGGCGTGGCGCATCCACAAGGCGATGAT